GGCTCAACGCGAGGGTGCCGGATCACGACGCAAGAAGTCGGCAGCATGGCACCTCCGAAAAGAGAGCGGCGGCGGCGCGGCATCCCTGCCCACGCCGCCGCCGGATGGATTCAACTACTTGGTGAGCTTGACCACGAAGCTCGGCCCCATCGTCGCAACGCCGAAGCGCTGCGTGCCGACGAAAACCGTCTGGTCGTACTCGATCGCGCGCTCGCGGCTGGCGTTGATCGTCAGACCGTTGGAACGGTTCACGATCATGTTCGCCTGCTTGAAGTCGCCGTAGAGTCCGATCACGTTGTCGGGCAGCGACAGGCAGCGGTACACGGGCGATCCGAAGATCGTCATGCGGCTCGCCTGGGTGACGTCTGCACCGATCGCACCGGCCGCGAGGCCTTGCAGCATCGCCATGCCGGCGGGGCTGAGAACCCAAACCGGATTCACGGCGAGCGGGTTCAGCTTGCTCACGGCCTCGACCACGTTGTCCACCGTGAGCTTCGTCGCGCCCAGCGTGACGGACTGCGTGACCTGGGCGAGCAGGCCGACGATGCCCGCAGCTGCGTCACCTTCGAGCCAGGTCTTGTCGATCTTCTTCGCGAACGCATAAGCGAACTTCGTCGCGACGAGATTGGCGACCGACACGATCGCGTCTTCAAGCAACTCGTTCGAGACTTGCGCCCGTGCGCCGATCTTCTCGACGGGGATCGGGACGCCGAGCGTCTTGATGATCACCGGCTCGATCTCGCAGTTTTCGAGATAGAACTGGGCTTCGACGTTCTCGTCGCTGCGGGGGATCACGACGCGGTTGGTGGTCGTGGTCATGGTCGATGCAACCTGGAACGCGACGCTGGTGTAGTTCAGCAGGCCCAGGATGCCGCGATAGAAATCGGGCACGACGAGCTCGCTGTTCTTCGTGTCATACGTTGGCGACAGACCGCCATGGCTGTTCGGCTCCTCGGTCGCGCCGTTGGTGGCGACCGCACCACGCACCTCGCCTCGGGCGAGCGAACGCAGGAAGTGGCCGCACCGCTCGACGCCCTCGGGCGACACGCCAGCATCGGCCCAGTGCCGGAATTCCGAGCCCATCGAAATAGCCGAAGGGCGGGCCACCGGCGTCACGGCCTGACGCGGCTCAGTGAGGGTCAGCTTGCCGCGCAGGTTGCGCACCTGGTCCTCGATCTGCGTCTCGCGGTCGAGCTTCGCGCCGACCTCGGCCGACTCGGCGGTGAGGGTGTCGAGCTCGGTGGCGTCAGCCTTCGCCTCGTCGGAACCCTCCTCGCGCTCGAAGGATCGGATGGCGTCGATGCGCTGCACGATCTCGGCGGCGCGGTTCTGCAGCTTACGGATGGCGTCACTCACGGTAGGAACTCCTGGGGAAAATGGACGATCTACACGAACGGTACCCACGACTGCCAAACCCTTGAACGTCGCCCGTCCTATCGCAGGACGTTTTCGGCCGGCCCGCAGGCGTCGCGGAATCTGGCGGCCTGCCAATCGATTGCCGCTTCCAGCTGGCCGAGCTCTGGATATTCGGGGTCGCGCTTCTTCGCAGACGCGAGCACCTGGCGGCTGTAGCGCTCCATCTCGCGGGCGAACCGCTCGGTCTCACCGCGCTTCTGCCAGCCGACTTGACGCCGGCAGATAGAGCCGTGGATGTAGGAGTTCCATTCGTCCAGGATGTAGAGCGGTTCCGCGTCCCAGTAGCGCCGCTGCTCGACAAGGTAGTGCGGGAACAGCTGGCCGCGTTCGGCCGGCGGTATGTCGCTCGCCACCTGGGCCAGCGTCATGCGGGGATGGTTCTCGAACACCAGGGCACGACCATCGAGAACGTAGAGCGTGAAGCCGTGCCGCCCCTTCACCTGGCTGGTCATGGCGTGGGTGGCCTCATGGCACCAAGTCACGACGTCGCCCAGGTCTGTCGGGTCGCGCCAGAAGTACGGGCGATCCACGCGCGACAGGACGTCGGCCAGGATAGGGGGCAGGCTCGGGTGCACCTTCCGCACTTGCTCGGCCTTGGTGGCCTGGGCCAGGGGGACGGGAACCAGGGCACCCCCTGGGAGCCCCTGGGATGGCCCAGGAGGGGCGATTGCCGGCGGGGCGGGTGCCTGGGGGGCCGGCTGGGAGGGCGGCCCCTGGTGGCCCGCGGGCGGGGCCGGTTCCTCGCGGGCCGGCGGGAGGTCCATATCGGCCGGCTGTGCGGATACCTGGGCGGGGCCGATGATATCGACCGCCTGCGGCTGATCGAGGCCGCCGCGCCGATCACAGCGGGCGGCCCCGATCATCGCAAGGATCGAGAGCACTGCACAGACGATGCCGGATGCCTTGGGCATCACAGGCCGTATTCCTCGCGCACCTCGGCCCTGGCCTCACGCACTGCGTCCTTACGGGCGCGGCGGTAGGTCTTCGTGTAGCCGTGGCAGTCCTTCGCCTTGGGCTTCGAGGGCACAACCTCGGTGCTCGTCGTGGTCTTCGTGGTCGTGGTGGTCACGACGTCCTCGGCCACGACGGTCAGACCGAGACAGGTCAGGACAAAGGCACCAATCAACGCTTTCATGGGATGGCTCCTGGGGTTCAGCGGAAACGTGTCCGCATTGAAACCCAGGAAGCCCCACCCTTGAACGTCAGCGGGCCTTCCTGTCTCGCCGCCATACTGTCGCAGCATCGACTACGCGGTGCTGCCGATGGCCGCATTGCTGGCAGCGCATGTATTGCACCTGTCGATCACCGGCGCGACGCGAGCACTCGACCCGCATCCGGCACCCGCAGCTGCATTCAGTGGGAACGGCCATACCCTCGAAGCCTCGCAGCTGATGCCGCCGCAGCTGCGACCGCAGCACGGTAGCCCATGTCGAAAACCTTGGGGCGATGCTCACGCTCCCAGGCCTGGAAAGAACGCATCGACACGTTCGTCGCGCTGTAGGCCGGAACGGTCACGATCGAAACGTCGTACAGCGCATCGACCGCTGAGACGGTTCGCACGTTGTGGCCGTCCGCGTCCTTGTGGTAGCTCTCGCCTTTCGGGCTGACCGTGAACGCGAAGCTCATTCCCGTGATGTCTCCGCGCTGCACGAGCACGCCCAGGTCGCGGCCCAGCTGCGTATCGGGCGGGTCGATCTCTGCGGCCAGCCCCTGGTCATCGCTCGACAGGCGAAGCGTACCGCTGGTCGAGCGGCCCAGGACATGATCGTTCGAGTGGTTGAACAGCGCGAGCACGCCGCCGCCGGCACCCAGGCCCGCACGGCTCAGCGCGTTGTCGAAGCACCCAGGAGCCAGCATCTCGCGGAACTGGCCCAGGTTCTCAGAGAGCGAATTGTAGACCGCAGCGTAGCCGCGAAAGATCGGCGGCAGGCCGTCGCGCTTCTCGATGCGCACGCCGGCCCCGTCTGCGGTGATCGGCATGAAGCGCCGTTCAATCTCCATCGGTCTGTTCTCCTGGCGGTTCGGGGGCGGGGGCCGTGTTCGATTCCTCTTGCGGTAGTGCCTGGGTTGCGGGCACTGCCACGCCGGCCACGACGCCGGCCACCATGCTGTTCACCTGTTCGGCGGTCAGCTGCGGGAACGCAGCCGCGAGGATGGCCTTCGCGCCGGCCGGCAGGAGCAGACCGCTCGACACGTTCGCGAGGATTTCCAGGAGGGAAGAAACCTGCGCACCGTTCAGCATCTCGGGCGGTGCCGCAGCTGCGGCCGGCTGGCCGTCTGCGGCCTGGGCCAACGGCTCGGGCATCTTCAGCGGGGCCATGTTCAGCTGCACGAAATACTGATCCGCCGCCTCGTCCTCGATCGGGTCCATGTCCTCGAGGCGCCGCACATCATTCGGGCTGACCGCGCCCAGCTGGAAAAGCGTGTTATAGAAATTCGAGCGGGCCGAACTGTCGCCTCGCATCAAGCCCTTGCTGTCGATCTTGCAGTAGAGCTCACCCTCGAACGTGTTCAGTATCGACCGCTGGATCGCACCCTCGATGCGCCGCTGCCAGGGCGTGATCGTGAACACCTGGGCGTTCAGCGATTCCATCTCGACGTTCGAGTATGTGCCGTGCGACAGGTCGCCAATCATGGTCGGCCCGATGCGGAAGGCGCGGGCCACCTCGGTCACGATGCTGTTTCGCAACTCCATGAACTGAGCCGACTCACGGCTGGCCGCGTCGATGATCTTCGCGGTGATCCCGTTGGGCAGGACGCAAGTGCCGCCCGCGTTGCGGGGGCCGGCGAACATCTTGCGCCACGCAGACCGCAGTTTCTCGATGGCAGTCTCTGGGATGGGCTGCGACGATTCGAGGATCACACTGGGGCGAGCGTTGTTCTCCCAGTAGCTGATCGCGGCCGCGTCCATCTTGCGGGCCAGTTCGATCGAGTTCCGGCACAGCGTCGCCGGCATGATGCCGGTGTATCCGTTGTTCGTCATGCCGCGAACGTGGAATATCTCGCGCTGCGTGAAATGCCGATACTCGTCCGATCCGAAGTTGATCGGGTTCACCAGGGCGTCGCCCGCGAGCGCGTCGGCCGGCACGTTGTTTCCAGGCATCCAGTAGTAGTAGTCGAGCTCGCCGTCTGCGTTCGGCTGAACGGTCATCCGCGAAGGATGAAGGGGCCGCAGCTCAGTCGCGAAGCCGCGCTGCCCTGGCACGATGAGGCTGAACGAATTGCCCCACAGTGCGACATGGTGCACCAGCTGCTCCATGTATTCGTAGTAGGACTGCCAGGCATTCGGTTGATTGCAAAGCGTTTTGAAAAGAGGGTGGTCGCTTGCAAGCTCGCGGTCGCCATCTGGCAGTGATCGGTATAGGTGCATCGGCATGGCCGCCACTGTCTCGGCCAGGAAGCGCACGCAGGCATAGATCGCGGTCACGCGAAGGGCGGTCTCGACATCGAGGTCGGACTGCTTGTCACTGTCCACCCATCGGATCGGTGGCAGCGCGCCCGTGTCAGACACGAATCGCAGTTCATGCTCTCGGCTGTTGTTCGGTGCGATCATGGCAAACACGCTACACGCGACAGGCGAACCCTTGAACGTGCTACCGGTAGCGGATCACCGCGAACCAGCGGCGGGCCGTGGGGCTGTAGGCCGTGGCCTCCTCGATGATCTGCCGGCGGCCAAAGTAGCAGCAGTTCCTGCGGGCCTGGTCTGCGGTCTGGCCCGTTCCGATCCCTTCGATTTTTCCGCAGCTGCTATGCACCAGGCGGCCGATCCTCGCCAGGTACGAAGCGTGGGCCTGGGCCGTTGGGCCTGCGGCCGGCGCAGCGGCCGACAGGAACACGACCAACGCAACCGCCACAAAGAAGTCTCGCATGGTGATACCCTTTCACAGTTCAATCAAATCCCAATCCTCTTGCCGTATCTTCGCCGTCGAAGCCAACGACAACGCCATGATCGACGCCACGATGGGGTCGATACGTTCAGTCGATTTCGATTTGCAGGGTGCGATATTTCCGTTGGCATCGGTGCGGATGGCGACGTTCGAGGCCGCCCAGGCCAGCACGGGATTGTTCCCGTGTCGGATCTTCTTCTGGGCCACAAGAGTTTCGAGCAGCTTCGAGGGGCTCGACATCGAGCCTATGCCCATCGAGTAGCCAACGACATCGAGGCCGCCCTGCTGCAACTTCGTGAAGGTGCTGGCCGCGTTCCACTGGTCGCCGGCCAGACGGACGATCCGGTGACGCTCCGCGTATTCAAGGATGTATTTCTCGACCACCTCGTAGTCGCAGCGGTCGCCGTCCGTGCCGATGATCCAGCCCTCGCGTATCCACTGAAGGTAAGGCACTCGATCCTTCAGTTCTCGCTCGGCCGCCGTGTCCATCGGGATGAAGCATTTCAGGTCGATGTCATAG